AAAGAACTTGTCGTGCATGGGTGACCGGTGGACCAATTACAAAGGAAAAATAATGAGAGTCTGGATTGACCAAGACCTATGCACCGGAGACGGACTATGCGCAGAGATAGCCCCAGATGTTTTTCACATGATGCCGGACGGTCTTGCGTATGTAAAAGAAGGGGACAAGATTTATGCGGCAGCTGTGGGAAACCCAGAAGGCGCAGCAGGTTTAGCATCCTTCTCAGACGACAGGCTTGATGACGTTATCGAATCAGCAGAAGAATGCCCCGGTGAGTGCATCTTTATTGAACAATGAGCGATAAATCCCGCTTTGAAGAAACATTTGAATTAATCACGTTTTTTCTACTGCTCCCATTGGTTGCTGCATCTGGAGTATTGCGTATAATCAAAATGCGCAAAGACCTCCAGCTGCCCAAAAATGATATATGGAAGCAATCAGAAACGTGAGCCGTTCTTGATTCGTTCAAATTCACGCCACTCTTGACGATTGCTTTGTGAGCCGTAGCCGTCAAAGCTCTCTACAGACCTCATAATGAATGCGTGAAGTGAACCGATTATGCCAAGTGCTACTAAAAAAAACAATAAAAATCCCATAGCAATGATTATTGCACGCGATCTTTAAACGAGATTGATATAACACAATTATCTGTATAAAAGATGCCACCGATCTTGGGGTGTGATGGCTTAAACCTTCAAGCGGCTAGCTATAGGTTGTAGTTCACAGAGATGGATGCTTATAATCAAAGCATGTCCAAAATAGCAAAAATCACACTGCTCCTAGCCGCCTCGATCACTGCGTTGTACCTATCGCTGACAGCGAAACAAAAGAAATCCTCACCGAAGCGATTCAGTAGAAAAACGCAAGGGTTCTTTGAATGAACCTAGACGAATATCAGATCAAAGCAACCGCAACTGCCATATACCCAGAAGACCAGGCGATCCAGTATCTGACACTTGGCCTCGTCTCCGAAGCAGGTGAAGTGGCTGGGAAGTTAAAAAAAATCATAAGAGACCGTAATGGGGTTATCGGCGTATACGAAAAAAGCGTCATAGCCGACGAGCTCGGAGACGTGCTCTGGTACATTGCCTGCCTCGCTGTTGAGCTAAACATCACAATGTCAACCATCGCCGAAAACAACATCTCAAAGCTCCAAGACAGGAAATCCCGTGGAGTGATCGGCGGATCTGGGGATACTCGGTAATACATCCGTAAGAAACCGATGTTTGGTACTATAAACAGCCGGCATAAACGGATAAATTCATCCGACATGATTGTCGACAGATAGGAAACAATCATGTACGAATACGACAGATCAAAAATGCGCTTCAAAACCGGAGAACTAGTATTTCTGGAGCCGCAAGAAACAACGAATAAGGTTAAACTCTCACAATGGCCGTTCAAACTTTTGAAAACATTGAAATCGGACAAATACCGCCAACCCCAACAGAAGGTCGCGTAAATCCATCCGAAACGGAAGAGGCATCAAAAGCATTAATAGCCCACGCCAACAAATTCGGATTCCCAGTCGCATACAAACAAGAACAACTAGGCCGACTAGTACACAACCTGATCCCAAGCAAACAATTTGAAAACGACCAAATATCTGGATCATCGAAAGTCGAACTAGAATTCCACACAGAATCCGCATTTCACCCGTACAGACCAAGCCACGTCCACCTTCTCTGCCTCAGAGGCGACCAACAAGCTGCAACAACATACGCCGACCTAGAAGACATACTTCAAGAACTTTCACCCAAAACAATTGAAATACTCCAATACCCTTGGTACGAAACCGGGATAGACCAAAGCTTCAGAACAAACGGACAACAAAACAAAAACCAAATAATCACACCACTGCGCAAAACCCTCGAATGGGAACTCTGCTACGACGGAGAACTCACATACGGCAAAAACTCGGAAGCACAAGACGCACTAAACGAACTACGTCAAACAATACGAAAAGTTGTAAAACAAATCGTATTACAAGCAGGACAAATACTCACAATAGATAACAAAACGACAGTTCACGGCCGCACACCATTCCAACCACGATACGACGGAACAGACAGATGGCTGCAAAGAGTCCTAACAATAAAAACACGACCACCCAAAAGCCATTTAGACGGAAACATCATCACAACCGAATTCCGTTAACGAAAAAGATCAATACAACAATCGCCTAAATTTGCGCTAATCATTGCCGGCCCGAACTGAATATTGATCTCATTAAAAATGTGGCCCGGGACAACACCGCCACACAAATCACAAACATCATCATCTGGATCAACAGCTTCCATCCAGTCCGCAGAACACTCAAAACAAGTAATCACCTCAAAACCAGGCAAAACAAAATGCGGCTTAGCATAAGGCAAACGATCAATGTGAGGACAATACTTGTCGCACTTCTCAATAAGCCTAAACACATGATCCTTAGACCTCGACATAATCACAGAAGCACGATCACCCTCAACAGAAGTCAAACCCGAAACATGATCAGCGAAATTAGAAAAACGCTCATAAAGAAACTCTGCATTAACAGCAGCCTCACCCAAAAAATTGGATAAATCTTCCGAAGAATCAAAAGACAACGAATCAGGAGGAGAACGACGCAACCTAGGCATCAACACACCCTACCGATCAACAACCTGATAAACACCCCGCTTAACCTTCACAAACAAGCGAGAAATTTTCAAATAATTCAACATCGCCGAACGAGAAAAGCCGGCAATTTCCATCAAAACATCAGTCTCAAATTGCTCGCCACGATGACCCTTAGCCCAATCCTCAAAGAGACGCAAACGAGCCTTCCTAGGCAACGGCTTATCCTCGGATACGGGAACAACAACACCACCCAAAACACCATCAGCCACAAGACTCTCAATAGTCGACTCAGAGATACTGAGATGCCTCAGCTCCGCAACACCATTAGCCAAAGAACCGCCCTTACGCTCCACAAAAACCTGCAAAACCAACAAACCCCGAATGTATTCGCCAATACGCCAAGCACGATCAGTGGGAACAGCAAAAGAAGAACCAAACTCAGCGGAAGCCTCAGCCCACAACCGAGCATTCACACCATGAATAAAATCATCCGACAAACTTTTCATCCCGCTGACTATAGCAGCCAACAACAAACAGCACAACTTCAGATAAATCCATCCAGAAAAGAAAGAAACCAAACACTGGCACACGCCCCCCCACTATCCCCAGAAGCCGCCAGAAAGTTTGCATCGGGACTCACAGACCTGTTGTAACCTTTGCTTGCCCTACCTGTTGACCATTTTGAGCGCAGTCGTTCCCTTCCTTTTTCCGATTGCGAACAATGGACTTTCTCAGCAGGTAGGGCGCTCACTCTCATCGAATGACTATGCTGTGTTTATGTCTGAAACCAACAATGTGATCACTGATATTGACGAAGTACAGTTTCTTTATCACGCTTCGTATCCTGATTGTGAAACGACTATCAAGCAAGCTGGAATCATTCCCTCTGTTGACAGAGTTGTTTATCTATGTAACAAGCCTGACTATGCTGTGTCGTTTATCAAATTGCGTAATGGCTTTAGGGTATCTGGCGAGACGCAGATAACGAACAGGCATGGAGTTGAGGAGACTGTCCCTTATGTCAAGCGTTTCTCAACATCTGTCGTGTTCACTGTAAACACTTCGTTGCTTGATAAGAGTTTGCTGTCGGTTCATAGTGAAGAGGCAGAACCTTCCGGCTTCTTCCCATCTGACCTTGTGTCTTACAAATACTCTGGCACTATTAACCCTTCTGCCATTGTGAGCATTGACGCTTTCTCGTTGTCAGATATTGGTGACGGATTTTTCTTCTGAGGCCGTACGGGTGATACTTGGGGTATCGCTACTGTCAGTATGTATCTCGCTCCATTGTGTTGATCTTCTGACTTCGTGGCATACACACTCCTTGTTGGCACAGTAGTAGTAGTCGTTGCTGTCTGTGTCGTGAATGCTGTCCATTAGTTTTCCCCAAAGTGCTTACGGGTGTTTAGAACCAACTTGTTTCAAACCCTATGTTACGTAATCCGATAGCGATTGTCTCTAGGTATGTCTCTTCGTCAAGTGGCGCTTCTTCTACATCCACTTCTCTTAGCACTTTGCTAAGCATCATTGGATACTTGGCGTTGCCACCCCTCATTACTGTCTGACCTGGAGTAAAGATCTCGTCTTCCCATATTAGTTTTCTTGGCACATTGTAAACATATGGCTTTGTCATAAACAGGACTTGTTCGTCGTAGATGTGCGTGAAGGTCAGGCACTCTTTCACTACTGAACCCTGCTTCACAAACGCTTCGTTTAGTGGCATGTCTGCTGTCTTGGTTGGATCAGTGCTTATGTATCCCTCAGCGATCATTGTGATGCTGTCTATCCCTGTAGCTCTCCTGACAACGCAGGTTGCGTCAGCGACCCTTCCAAACCTTTCCTCGTGTGGCTTGGCCATCAACGAGGTTGACATCTGGAGGATTGCGTGTAGGTATGCACCCTTCCAACCGTAGAGGTTTATGTTGATGTCCTCGCCGATTCCATACTCTTTGACTGTCTGCTCTTTGACCTCGACTGCTGACTGAACAGCAAGAGCGAGTTTGTCAAGACTTGAAGGAAATGGAGTTGAGAGCACACCTAATCGTAGAACCTTCAACAACGCTTACGGGTGACGTTACGCCACAGCGTGAATATGTTTGACTAGTGTTTTATCACACTCATCAATAGGAGAAACACAATGGTTGCCAAGAAACCAACAAGCAAGACATCAGCGAAGAAGAAGCCAGTAGCAAAGAAGTCTGCACCCAAGAAGACGCCTGCTGCAAAGAAGGCTACGGGTGCTGTATCAGTAGCTCCAAAGCAAGAAGCAACGATTGTCTATGCGAACGATGTCAAGCAGAAGTCGCTAAGAGATCGTGTTCTCGCCTGGTTCAAATCCTAAAACATAAACACGAAAGTGTTTCCATACGACGCTAGTTAGAGCTTCGTTCGGTGTTTTGCCGATTCCGGCCATCTTGCCTTCGTCTGACATAAAAAAATCTAAACAGTCACAGTCTTCACCAACTGCGTCTTCAGGGATTGAATCACAATTCGCCAATGCGAACCATTCGCCACCCTCGTAGACGCCTTGATACCTAGATTGGTGGATTACGATCGGCCAAAGACTTTTGCCCTTGTCGCGAAGCCTGTGTATTTGATGTTCTCGTGACATCTCATCAAGATATTCTTCGTCACCAACCATCACCATCATTCTCCACTGATTTAGATCTGTCTCTGTTCGCCAAAACAATTATCGCATTTTCGCCACGGGTGGTAATTGCGTAATAACCGTTGTCAAGTTGAGCCACCAATCCGTTGTTCCTAAGTAGAACAATAACTCGACGAGCCTTGGATTCATTATTGAACATCGTCGGATTCAAGCTCATTAAACCAGAAATATTAAAGCCAGTTCGCCTCATCATCTTGGCGTAATTGAGCGCCACCTTTTCAGGTGTGGTCCCGGGTTTAATAAATGACACAACACCTAGTAGTTGATCTGGAATGTGATGTGTTTGTTTTTCTCGGCGTGCGACCCTGCGACGCTCTAGGTCGTATTGCCGTTTCTCTTCGGTGCTCTTAGCCACGAATTCTCTTCCCGCACTGAAGGCACGTTTCGCTCCACGGGTAGACCTTGCGTTTATCAATAGGATGCTGGCACTCTAGTTTTGCTTTCGCTGCCTTTGATGCTAAATCTCGAATCCATTCGCTCATGCTCATACCAGAAGCTGCTGCTGCAGACTTCCATCGTTCGCGTTCTTCTTCTGTTGTCCGAACGATCACCTGAGCCTGGGAGGGGCTTTCATCACCACTGACGCTCACTTTCCTAGTTGGCAACATTGTGTCCGCGACCATTTCCATAGCTGCATCAAGATTGTCTTCTGGCTCTTGCTGAACCGAATCCGATTCGTTTGGTGGTTTTCTCATAGTCGGTACATCTTTCTCTTGAAGTAATTACTAATCGTTGCTTTGATTCGATTGAAGGTTTTCATCGTTTTGCTCTACGGGTGATTCTACCGCCTCAATTGCATCAATGATCTGGTTGCCAGTTGAATCCGTTAGCTCCAACAACTTGGTGCCAGTTAACTGTTCCATCACATCTCGTGACATAACGCCACTAGATATCATGATGTCAATCAGCTTACGGGCTTCTGTTTCTGGAGAAAACGCATTAACACTCTGAGTTGCTTGTACGCCAGAAAGCGATGATCTGATTTGTTCTCCTGCGGAAGTTACATCCATCTGGATGCTCACATTGTTCTTGTCTAAACCCAATAGCCGAGCACGACGATCCATTATTGATAGGACGCGATCAACAGCCTTCAGGTCTGGCTCTTCCATGATTTCAGTTCCATCATCAAGGGTCTTGCGCCGATGCTGGGTCTGGGCCCATAGGTTCTGCTGTAAAGAATCTAGGCGCTCAAGCTCCATGCGTAATACCTCTGGGTATGCAAGTAGCGCTTCGGAATTTAGTTTCTGTAATTGCCTACGGATGGCATTTGAGACCTGCACCACAGAAATTCCTAGACGTCGACCAATCTCGCTGTGTTGGATGCCGGCCTGACGCATCTTGAATATGCGCACGTCGCGTTCTGTTACGAACTCTCTGCCCAGAGTCTTAGCTGATTGCTGTTGGGGCAAACTATTTTGGTTTTCGTTGCTTTCGGCCATTGTCATTCTTTTCGTCTGGCTGTGGAACCATCTCTAACGAGATTACTTCAAGCAGACCCCTACTCGACAGCAGAGCCTCAACGATGCCACGGGTGTCAAATAGGTGTGACAACTCGTCATCGGGTTCACGCCGTACGGTCACCCTAAATGTTTGTTCTCTCAGAAGCCCGGGTTTCCGCTTGGCTGTGTTTGTCCTTCAATTTCTGCCTGCATGAATTCAAGGGTTTCAAACGGAAACTGAGTTCCCCGCTTCATGCGCAATGGCCACGGGCGTCTATCTCGTGCACCTCTAAAGTGACGCACCTCGTATGTGTATTGAGATCCCGCCGTTGGATCTGGCTGTAAGGCAATTCCAAACTCTGGCCAACGCGACCACACCGCTGAACCGAATGGTCGAAGCTCTCGTGATGTTTGAGATTGCCCAAGAGGAGCGTGGTGTTCTATCCATAATGCGCAATCGTATGCGTCACGAATGTGGTCAAGAAACTTCGCTACCTCAACAGCCAATGACTCGCTTGTCAGTGTTCCGGAATCGTGGTATGCCTTGTACAGCGGACCTACGCAAAGCAGTTGCGGGCGTACTTCGTCAACTGTCTGCTCAAAAAGAGCACGACCCTTGGCTGACATTAGATCAATACCCGCTGGCTTTATAAGCAGATGTGCGTCCACTATTGATTGTGTCTTCATCGCTCCATGTTTGTCTTTTGCAAACCGAACAGCTTGCTGCATGATGTATCGGGATGTTCTGCGGATAATTCGTTCAGGGTTCTCTAGGTCGATCGTCAAAGTGCGCACGGGTGGAATTGCCTGAAATGTGAACGGGTGTAATCCGGCTGCTGAGAGTATTGCTACTTGTCGTGCGAGCATGGTTTTGCCAACGCCTTCAGCTGCGACAACTATTACTCGTTCCTGCTTCTCAAGCAAACCTGGGATGACCCATTCGTATTTGTCTTGTTCGGCTTCAAGAAGAAATTCTTGCCATTTAACAAGACGACCCTGGTCACCTAGGTCAACAACCCCATGAACATCAAGCAAAGCTTTTACACGGGTGATTTTTTGATCTGTTTTCAATCCATCTTTAGAAAACAAGCTAACAATATCTTCAAGGAGCTTTTGTTCGGGGTTTGATTCAACAAGTGTTGTCTCGGCAATTGCTTCGGGTAGATCATATTCGAGAGCCGTTAGGTCATCAATGCTGTGGCCCGCATCAATGTGATCT